CGCCGAAGATCGAGGAAAGGATGAAGATGATCATCCCGGGAGACACCAACGTGTCCCATGCGCGTCTTTTAGGGGCGTCGTTCATTTTTATTCACTCTTATCGATTAAAATAAAACGCGTAGAAAATCAGCACGATCCACACCATCGCGAGGCCGAAGAAAATATCCTGAAGCGTTGGGTCACTCATCATGAACAGCCACCTTGCCGTTAAAAACCCACGGCGGGAACCACGTCAGCCCTTTGGCCGTGTCGTCGGTCGGCACATAGCCCAACATCAGCCCGTCCGGAAATCGGATCATCGCGTGAGGCCACTCGCCAAGAGAGCCGTTTGGGTAGCGGTAGATCGTGTTCCGCCACCAGAGCCGCACACCGTACTTGCGGTACTTGATCCTCACCGCGACAGCCCAGTAGACACAGTTCGCCCAACGAGGCGAGGTGTCTATCAAGTGTTGCGCGATGTGGTTCATCGGTTTTAGTCCACCAGCATCCTGATCAGGCGCTGCATGTATTTCGCCATGTCTCTGATGGCTGCCTGTGTCTGAGCAGTGTTCGCCCCCTCGACGTTATCCTCGATCTGCTGTAGACGCGTCATGGCGTTCCTTACTGCCTGCCGCTGCTGTTTACGCTGGGCAACGGCTGCTGGGTCGTGTCTGTGTTGTAGTGCCATATCATTACCCTCAGATGGTCGGCCAGGAACGCGCTTGGAAAGCAGACTGCACTGCGTCTACGGTGGTCGCGGCATCAATGCTGTCGCTTAGTGTGTTTGAGTAAGCGACCATAGCGTTGATGTCATCCTCGCACTCCTCCTGGTCAGCCGTGGTGTAGATGCCGCCTATACCGAAAGAGTCCTGTACTGTCTGCGGCCATTTTGCGTAGATGTGCTTGGTGCATTCGTCATTCAGCAGGTCAATGTAGGCATCCTTGACCATCTGCAGCCACTCAGCATCGGTGGGTTGCGGTCCAAGAAGTCCCTCGTCCCAGCGAGTAAAGTCGCCGTTCTCGTCGACCTCATAGGCGTAATACAGGTCTGGCCCAAGCTCAGTAATTGCGCCAGGGTAGATGTGATGGAAAATGTCGTTGAATTTCATGAGTACCATGCTCCAAGCCCAAGAGATGCTGTGTTGTCGCTGCCTATTTCATGGGCGGTAACGCTCAAGTTATGTATGCCACTGCCGGGTTCTATGTAAATGTCATAGGTCGAAGCACTGTTAGCCTCAAGCGCTCCATTCGCGCCTCCAGATACCAGTTCACAGAACATCGCCTTTTTGACATTCAAACCATAGGCTCCTGTTGTTTCCAATGAGGTTCCGTAGCACGTCATGCGCCCCTGTCCATCAGCAGAAATACAAAAAGTCCCGGTTGAGTACAGATAGCAGTCATCACAGTTGCAAGTATCACCGAGGACAGGCCGATATTGCCGATTGGTTCCGCCAGTTAGATAGCAGCCAAAGACGCCCCACAATGTAGCGCCAATGTTGTTCGTGGTAATAACCGTACAATGATGAAGCTGGAGGAAAGGGGTACTGGTTGTTATCGTGTCAAAATTGATGGCGATAATGTAAACCTTGCCCGCAGCCGGATCGCTAACGATATTGCCAAGCGTGGAATAGGGTTTCCATATCTGGTAATCATTACCTGATGCAGGAACATTCAGAGTAGTAGAAATAAAATCCCAGGTTCCTGCATCTCTGGTAGACCAGTAAAACCCACCGGCTAACGTACAAACAGTTGCCGTGTTCGACTTGATCGGCGTTGCAGAGCCTGCGGCATTTCCTGACGTGTACTCGAAAAGGTAACCCTTTAGCCCATCACCGGTAGTTGTCCAGGAAGCACCCGAGTCTGTCGCCGTCTCCGACGCAAAGGTGGCATCCGCTCCAGTCCTTGCCGTTCTACCTGTTGTGGTGCCAGAGTCGTAAACATCTTTCTGACCCCTGATGTACATATTCCGCCAGGATTTACCTGCAAAGGCTATGTCATCGGTGTAGGTCGTTGTGCTGGTATCTTCCACCGTGATGAAAATGTCGAATGCAGAAGCTCTGGGTATCTCAGCCCATAACTCATCCCAGTCAGCAGCGCCATCACCAGAGGTCCATGGGTCAGAGCCTCCTGATTTCATGTACAGGTAGATGTCTGCGTAAGCGATATCCGGCACCCAAGCCATGTTTGCATAGGAATAGAGGATATTTCGGTCAGTGTGGTAAAACCGCTGACCGGCTACAGGCGAGGTAGGGAAGCTCGTCCCAAACGAGTAGCCCGCTTGGATAATGTCAGACAGGTTCATCTTGCACTCCCCACGCAGCATGGGCCGCTACATAATTGTTATCCGCAGCCAATAGCTCGTCCTCGGTCATAGCCTCTACCTCCGCCTTGATGACGTTCCTCGCGCCAAGATAAAAGTCCAACATGGCTTTGTAAGCAAGACCGTTGGTGTACACGCGATCTGCAAGCGTCCGAATACCCAGGCCCGGGCTGTTATCCAGCTCGCCTTGCAGATATTCACCGACGATTGTGTAAGCACTCGCTCTGCAGGTTTTGGCTTCTTCAAATTTCAATGCCCATGAGTCGCGCTCTGCAGTAGACACGTTGGTTACCCGTGCATCCAGCTCTCGGGCACAGCGTTGATCAGCCTCAAGTTTGAAACGCTCTCTCTTGGCTTCCGCTGTCTCTGTTTTCTCCTCTGGCGTGTAGGCGCGAGATGACCACTGCTGCACATACTCGCCATTGATCAACGCAGGGGTAAGCTCAGTGACCACGTCACCTGCTGGTGCAGGCGCTTCGACTACTGGATGCATATCCCACTCAACCAAACTGTCTACTGCGGGAGACTTAGGCACATGGATACCCAAGGCAGTTTTCAGCATCCTGGTTGTGTAGGGGTATTTGATCTCCCCATCGATGATCCGTAGGTATCTCATGTCGGTATCTCTACCTTGTGTTTGTGGTGTGAGTCGTGGTGTTCGATCACCAGGGAGGTGACCCCGATCTTGTAAAGCGCCCGCCTGAATGCGTGTATCTGTGAGATGGAGACAGGGACAATCAAACCTTTGGCCTCTACTGTATTTTCTCCTGTACGCACCACCGTGACGGCGTTGAGGTACGGCTGACCACTGCGCCATGCTTGGTCTGCATCTTCAGAGTCAAACAGCCGTGCAACCCAGACGATGGGCTGGTGGTCTTTGTGGGCTACTGGTTCAAGGTGGACGCTGTACATCAGTAGGCGACCTCTAAAAATGCCTTACAGGAAACCTCGGTTAGTACCGTGTCTGCTAATGGATACTCATAGGAAATACCGATACTTGTCCTATCTGTGGTAGAAGGAATAGCTAAACGATATGTAGTCCCGTTACCAAAAGTTTGCCTATCCGCTGAGGCCATATTGCCATCTGATGATCTTACGAAACCCATATAAGCAATATCGTTCGTATCTTGAGCAACCACTTTGAAACACAATACACCTGAATGGTTGGCATGTGCTTGCCACATAATGCCGCCATCAAGATATATATGAGCACCAGCAGCAACTTCAGTCACATAACGCGTTGCCGTTTCCGCTGGCACTGTCCAGTCATCCGGGTCATCGCCCGTCCAGTTATCGAACGTGCCATTAATAACCCTTTCAGCCCCCAGCCATCCCGTCTCACCCCCACCTGCTGCGTCTGTGGTGTAAGTGTATTCGGCTATGTCTGCTGCATCGAACCCCGTCATGGTCAGATCATTACTGCCGATCTGATCCGCTACTGTCGTGGTGCTGGTGTCGTCGAACAGGTATTCGTGCTGGTCGTTGATGTTGACGTAAAGGATTTGCCCCTCAAATTTTGCAGTTGTAATGCTGTTTGAGCTTCCAATCAAAAAAGAGTTTGCCCCGGTGTATTGGGTAATCGACTTCGAACCATAACTCACATCATCAACATAAAGTGTTGCGCTTGATCCAACAATAACGTACTTGACTTTATGTATTTTGCCATCAAAAACATTAGGTGTCCCATCAGTTTCTGCCCACCTAGAAGAGCCTCCAGGCCAATATATTCGAAAATGAAAATCGCCAGTTGAATAAGCGATATTAAAATAGTATGCCGCTGTATGGGAGTCTCCCATTAATATCTGGTTGTCTTGGTTTACTGTAGAAAAAATAAACTCCACAGTGAAATCACCAGAGAGGGTAACGGTACTACCTAACTCGTAATACTGACTCCCATCCAGCGTATGGATATTGCGGGTGACAGGCCCGCTAGCTTGCGGTTGAGAACCAAAGAGTCTCAGGGCACTGGTGGTCATGCTAACGCTCCCCCAATGCAGTTGCCATACAGAGTAGAACCGACCTTAACCAAGGACACGAGATAAGGTGTCGCTTCATCGGCATCCCACGCTCTGCCCCTCCAGGTGATGGTTGGCCAAGTGACGGTATAGCTGTCGGTATTCGTAAAGATGCACAGCATGGACTGACCACTGCTCAACTGGTCAACCAGTGTCTTGTTGGCACTCAGTTCAAACGTGTGGATGGTTCCAGGTACAGTGGTCAGGTTACTGCCTGTGTTGGCATACACCGTCTCCGTTGCACCGGCCGAATCTCCACCGGACTGGAACTGCGAGGTAGCACCCACAAAGCCCGGAGCGTAGGACACATGCCAGTCGTCCCCTGCAGTGGGCCAAAACTCAATCTTGCCTCCACCTAAATCACAGACGAAATCCTCGCTAAGACCTTCGATAGTCGAGGTGTTGTAGTCGACGGTGAGGTTGTTCGCTGACCAGTCGTTACCATCCAGGATCACTATTGGCGGATCGCCTGCAGTGGCAGTAGGCAAGTTAAGCGTGCAAACCCCGTTGGTGGTGTCCACGATGTACACCGTTCCAGCAGTGAGCGTGGAGCCGGTGTCTGTGTTATCGAGGACGGTAGGCTCCAGGCGGGAAAGTTGCGTTTCTTGCGCTGTGAGAAAGCTGGCAGTGGTCGCGTCGAGGATCGCTTTGTTCGCATGGGTGTGCCTGGCAGCGGTGTTCGCCGCCACATCGCTATTTGCGCTGACCTCAGTCTGCAGGGTCGCCTCCAGCTGGTACGCCGGATGCGGGTCTCCAGCGGCCTCATGGGCGCTGACCGCAGATGATGCGGTGCCTGCCGAGTCGTACAGCCCGGCGTGGTCGCCCCAGGAGTAAGCGGTTTGTCCGTTGGCGATACGCGAGTCATTGCCCTGCGCCACGGTGCCTGCGGTGGTCCCGAAGTTTTTGTTGAACGCCGTGTTCTTGGCAAAGGCTGGCTCATAGCTGCCAAAGTCGCTGATCTGGCTCTCGGTAATCAAGATTCCGGTTGACCTATCCCAAGCGGAGAAGACGGGATCGGACTCTGACTGTAGGTACTGCGGATGGGGGTTGCCCGACGCTTCATGGGCGCTGACCGCCGAGGCGGCAGTGCCTGCGGGGTCGTACAGCCCAGCGTGGGTGTGGTTGCCAGCAGCGACCTGCGTCGCGCCGGTCCCAACATCACCATTGGCGTTCAGGTTCTCGAACGTCACCTCGGTAGGTGTGATGTAGCCCAGGTCGTTGGTCAGGTCGGAGAGGTTATCCCCGGGCTGCACCGCACTGTCCGCATTGGCCAGTTGGGCTGCGGTAGCGAACTTGTTGACGGTCGAGGTGTCGTCGATGTCGTCAGCATCAAGGGTTACCGTGCCGGTCTGACCATTGACCGAATCAACCGCGCCACCGCCGCCACCGCCGCCATGGACGCCAGCCATATCAGCCACGTCTTTCGGGCTGAACCGCCGGATGCCCGTCTCGGTGCCTGCCGTCTTTTCGCCTGCAGAGACCTGCGATACTCGCGTGTTGTAAGCGGTTTCGATCTCCGCATCCGTCTGATCAGCCGTTGCACCAGCTTCAGCTGGACCGTTGGTAAGCGCCAACGCATCGATCGATCCCTCGTGTTGGGTTACTGCAGAGGCCGGGACTTGTGCATCCCCGATTGACCCTGTGAAATCGCCGAAAGTATGAGTGTGCGCGACTGGGGTACGAGCATCGGATAGGCGCGAGTCGTCACCTTTGACGACCTGTCCTGCGGCTGCATCACCTGCCACAGCAACATCCAGAGCGGCAGCAGTGCCAGCATCAGTAATATCACCAAGGCTATGGTAGTGAGCGGTCGGGGTACGTGCATCGGTAAGCCTCGAATCGTTGCCTTTAACTGCCTCACCGGCGGCGGCATCACCGCTTTCCGGGGCATCGAGTGCCGCTGCGGTCCCTGCGTTAGAAATATCTGCCAGGATATGGGCGTGTGACGCCTCGGCGTATTCGCTCGGGTCAAACGCCAGGTAAACTTCAACTGCCGCGTCGGTTGGGAAACTGCCCGCGGTGAATATATCGGTTACCCGATCGAGGTAATGTACGCCAGGGCCGCCACCGTTTTTGGTCAACGTGGCACGCCATGCGCCGGTGGCAGCGGGCGAAATGCTTGGCCGATAAAACGACACTACCACCGCGCCATCGACCAGGTTGTCGAAACCCTGCACGTAATCAGCTGAACCGGTGAGGGTTATGCGGGTGCCGGAGATGGTGCCGGTTTGGCCAATGTTGGGTTTTACTTGTGAGGCCATCTGTACTCCGATTTATCACCGGCTAAACTGTCGCTGTCAGGCTAGTTGGTTTCTGTTGGTTGCTGCTTTGCCTTCTTGCGCGGCGGTTTCGGTTTCGCCGGTATGGCGCGGCGCATGTTGATCAATGCGCCTGCGTCGTCCTGACTGATGTCCTCACCGATCACCAGGCGGGCGCCCTCTTCAAGGCGCCTGCCCGATATCGCGCAGGCTTTGATTACCTGCAGTTCCATGATTAGGCGTTGATGCAGAAGGATTCAGCGTGGCGCACTGCCACATCCACATCCTGGAACACGCGCAACACCAGCCCACCAGATGCGGCCTTTGTGGCTTCGTCCGGCATTACATCCAACACGCCCCACATACCGATCAGCAGGTCGTTGAAGTTGCCGAAGATGATGCTGTTGGCGGTCAGGCCGTTGCGGATCGCAACCGGGTAGCCGTTGGCCATGCCGTTATCCATCAGGAAAAGGCCGCTGCCGGAATCCTTCGCGGTGGTCTTCAGGTTGCCGGCCACCGCGCTGGTGGTGACATAGGCCAAGCTGCCTTCCAGTGCGTTGTCGTTACCCACCTGGGTTTCGAAGTTGACCAGTTCGGCCCAAGTTGGGGAACCTGCGGAGGTGATGGTGGCGGTATTAACGCCGGTTGCGTTAATGATGCCGTCCGGCTCATTGGTGCCACCGCCTTCGAGCGCGGCCAGGTCGATACCCAGGGCAGCGCCACGACGCAAGTCGTTAAGCATGACCTGTTCAACGCTCGGCGCGGACTGCTTCAGCAGCTTGCGGGAGATCGGCACGGCGGCGCCGATGGTTTTCGGCGAAAGGGTAACGTTGCCGATGGTGCCGTCACCGTCGGTGATGTTGCCGTCTTCCGCTACCCAGTAGAACGTGCCGCCGGCGGTCAACTTCGGAATAGACACGTCACCCACCAGGCCGTCAAGTACGGTTGCGCCAAGGGTCATGGCGACCGATTGTGCACGCAGTGCGTCGATGAAAGAGTCTGCCAGGTGGTCGGTTGCCTTCAGGCCAGTTCCGCCAGCGGAGGTGGTCATCACACGCTTACCGCCATCCAGGACATCCATCGGCACAAAGAATCCTTGCGGGTCTTTGTTGATGCGCTCGGCGATGGTCTGTGAGCACTCACGCTCAAACTCTGCGCCTTTCCAGGTGCCGCGCAGGTGGGCATTGATGGCGCGGAACAGGGAGTATTCGCCCTTTTCCTGCTCGCCCATGTCCAGGTGGCTGGCAGGTACGTCTTCCTGCCGGGTACCGACTTCGGTGGGCAGGCGTTCCAGCACGGCATCGCGCATGGCGGATACGTCTTTGCCCTTGGCGATCATCTCGCGGGCCAGTTCCTTGCCGCCGAAAGCGGCGTACTTTTCGCCGATCGCTTCCAGGTCGCGCACGCGCTTGATTTCCGCTTCGCGGATTTCGTTGGTGATGGCCTGAACATCAACGGTTTCAGGCTCGCTTTCTGCCGCAGTATTCTGGGCCATAGTGTTTTCCTCTCGATAGTCTTCGACGGTGATTGAAAAGGATTCGCCGGTTTGCGCCCGGCCAACGCCAACGCTTGCATCGGCGGGAACCGATACCAGCGAGATTTCGTAAGGCTCCCAATCGGTAGCCCGGTAGATGTCTTTTTCGTCTGTGGATTCATCCAGCGCCATGCGGTGGATGCGATACCCAACCGATACGTGCTTGCGAATGCCGTCCAGCACGTCTTGCCAGACTTCCTTCGCGCGTGCTGAGTTGCCGAAACGCACGCGGGCGCGGCCGATGCGGTCCGGGCCGATATTGGCCGACTCCACCACGCCGATGTGGTCTCGGTGGTCGTGATCCATCAGCAGCGGGCCGCCCTGGTTCATGCGATCCAGGCGGATGCTGCTTTTGCCATGGTCGAGGATCTCATCGCCGAAAAATCGCTCAACGGCAGTTTCGCTGGAAAATGCCAGGTCGACGGTGCGGGCTTCTTCGTTGATCGCGCGGGTGTCGATTTCAAAGCCGCGAAAAAGCGGCCCGGTTTCAATCTTGCGGGTCGTCATCGGCTACCCCATTGGTGTTGGTGGATGCGGGCGCCACGCCTTTCGCGGATGCCATCTCGTTAAAGCGTGCGATTTCGTCAAGAATGTCTTCGATATCAACGCCCATTTCGGCCGCAATACGCTGCGGTGATTTCAGGCGGGCATCGATCGCGGCGGTGGCGGCCTGAATGTCCTTGAGCGGATCAACCCAAGGCCAGCGGCGGCCCTGCCAGTGGTGGTCGCTGTAGCGTTCCAGGTCGGCAGGGTTGTCGGTATGGGCACGCAGCCACCGACGGTAGACCGGGGTGTGCAGGTTGGTTTTCAGCCAGTCCTGAATCACCATCCAATGCTCGCGGTCCTCAAGCGTGCCGGCGCGAATGCTGGAGAAATTAACGGCTGTGAGGTCGCCGGTGAGTGCGTGATAGCTCACGTTCAGCGCCTGGGCGACGGTGCGCAGGTTGCTGCGCATGAATTCTTCGTACAGTTGGTGCGGGTAGGTTGGATCGTATCCCTGGAACCCGTACCCCTGCGGCAGCACGCCAAACATGCCGGCCTCGGATTCGTTGATAAACTCGCCGTTTTCGTCGTCTGAAATGCCGTTCAGGCTGCCATCCTGCGTGGTGAAAAACCCCATCTTGTTGGCGCCTTCGCGGGCGGCCACGATGGCACTTTCCTGGTATTTTTCCAGCTGGTGCATGGTCACCATGGCGGATCCCATCCACGTGACGCCGCGCAGTTGTTCCGGTCGATCAGGGCGGTATATGTGCAGGATGTTTTCGGCTGGCACGCGTTCGTGCTTTTGGGCATCGTCGCCGGTGCGCAGGTAGTACGCCACCGCACGACCGTTGCCGTCCAGCTCAATGCCAAGCCGAATGCGGTTGGTGCCGCGTTTGCCGTTGTACTTGTGATCGAGTATTTGAGGGTTGAGCACTTCTACGGCGAAGGCGTCAGCATTAATACGCACATCATGCAAACGCAGCAAACATTCGCCATCGCGCGCGACAGTGCGCACCACGATGCGTTCGATATCGCGCCAGGCATAGCGGCCGGTTACGTCACAACTTCCCTTCTGCCCCCAGGTAGCAAAGGCGCGCTCGATGCGCTGGTTGCCGCGGGTGTCGGTATTGCCGTTGCGCAGTGCGCCGCGCACCTGTAGCTGCATGCCGTTGGCGCCGATCGTGTGGGTTTCGACCAGTTGCAGGTAGCGACGGGCCAGGTCGTTGTTTTGTTCAAGTTCGCGGGCGCGCTGGCGTACCTGGGTAAGCGCGGCCTCCAGTTCCTGGTTGATATCGTCGGCTGCGATTGTCCAATCGGCAAACAGGCGCGAGGATTTCGCGGCCATCCATTGGCGGTAGTCAACGCGTGAAATAGCGGCGCGCTGCTTTGATGCAGAACGTTTGCGCAGCTCGTTAATGTTGACAGGATCGCCCATAGCAACACTATGGACGATCATTTTTAGACTACTGTCACCTCGGCGCGGTTATCGCCGCGAATAGCTGACCACCCGTGTGACGGTACAGCGGGAGCATTCAAACTTCTGCGCGATTTCGCGCTGCTTCATGCCATCGCCAGCCAACGTGCGGATAATTTCGGCATCCTCTCGGGTCAGTTTTTCCTGAGTGTGTGGAGCCTTGATGCCATAGCGCCGCATGGCGTTGAAGATCGTGGCACGCGACACGCCGGCACGTGCAGCAGCCAGTGCCCGGTTGTAGCCTGCCAGGTGCAAATACATGAGCACCTGGCCACGCGTCAGTTTGCGTTTTCTAGGCATTGCTGAATCGCGTCTTGATAAAGGCCGGCCGGTCCTCGCCGTTGGCCAGTGCCTGCTGGCGCTCCTCGGCGGCCAGTTCTGCCTTGTACTTGTCGCGCAGGGTCAGCAGGTATTCCGGTTTCCAGCTGGTTTGTCGGTCTCCCAGGGCGGCTGATAGCACCGCCAGTTGGGCAGTTGTTGCCTGGCTTTCCAGGTGCGCCTCGATCGCGTCCACCATCTTTTGTGCGTGGCTTCGACCATCGCGTGCGGTCAGGGTTGCCGGGTTAGGCCGCACTTTCCAGGTACCGTCGCCCACGCTGTGCTGTTCGGTGCCATTGGTGGCATAGGCCGTCCAGTTGTATTTTCCGGCGGCCCAGGTGGCGGTGGTGGCGCTGGGCACATCCACCGCGTGGGTAGTGCCGTCTGCAGTTGCGGCGAAGGCATAGGCGTTGCTTTCATTGAACAGCGTGTAGGTCAGTGTCCAGGTGCCGGCGGGATAGTCGGCCAGGGTTTTGTTCCAAACCAGGTTTTCGCCGGCGTTGAATTCATTGGGTTCTGTGGTTGCGGTCATCGTTGTGCCCTTTGGTGACGTTTGCGGCGCGCGGCCAGGAATTGCTGTGTTGGGGTTTTTGCCTGCTCGGCCTGATCCGTTTTTTCGGTGACTTTCTGCGGTGCCTTGTTGCCGTAAAGGCGGCATGCTGCGAGTGCGTAGACCATGCAGTCGAGTGCTTCGTTACGTGAGCGGGTCTGTATCCACTCCTGGAACGGGCGCGTGCCGCGCACCTTGGTTACCAGTTTTTCGGCAGCCAGTTGAGCGAAATATTCATCGTCGAACGCTGGCCAGTTTGGAAAATGGATGTACCCCTTACCGGGTTCTGTCAGTTTCAGCCGGGCATAGATGATGGCCTTGCCTTGGTCTACGCCGATTGGCTCCACCGGCATGCCCTTACGGCGACGGTTGCGCAGGCGTTGGCGGCGCTTGCGTTCGTCTTCGATCAGCGGGCGGCCCATGCCTGGCATGCCTTTGATCGGGATTATCCAGCGGTTTTTCCCGCACCAGGCGTACACCATATCGGCCAGGTATCCGCTATCACACGCGGCGAATTCAACGCCGGCGCTGCACAGGGCTTCGGTGGCCTGTTCATACACGTCGTGTCGGGCGGTGTCGCCTGGGATAATCAGGTGGTCGAGTGCATAGGCTCGTTCGTCTTCCAGCCACAAAACCACGGTGGCCTCAATGCGGTCTTTCTGAATATCGATGCCGGCGGTAGTAAGGCCACGTGGCAGCTCTTCCGGGTAGTCCTCAAGGCGGCCGATCAGCGCGAAATCATCAATGCTGTCGCCTTGTTCTTCCCACGATTCGCCCAACGTGGTGTTGATGAATCGCTTCAGTTCCGCGGTGTCGCCGTGGCATTGCTCCCACTTGGCCCAGAGTTCTCGCCAGGTAAAACCAAGCCCGCTCGGCGAGTACAGCCCGCTCAGGTGGTATCCGCGGGTTTTTCGGCCAGGGTGGTGCGGTATCCAGCGACCGCGCTCGAGCATGTGCTGTTTGTGGTGTTCATCAATACGGCACTGGTTCACGCGACAGGTGTAATACACGTCACCCGTGGCCTCGTTATGCGTCAGCCCGTAGCTTCCATCGTCGTGCTTCCAGCGCAACACCTGGTACTCACCGCAATGCGGACACGGCACGTGGTACTCACGCATGTCGCTGCGCTGATATTCGCCCTCGATCCGCGAGGCGCCCTTGGTGGTTGGCGTGGATACCAGCAGCACCTTGCGGCGCGGGAAGGTTTTTGTGCGCTCATCAATCAGGCCAAGCGGGTCGCCTTCGTCGCCGACCTCCCAGGGGAAGCGGTCAACCTCGTCGCACAACACTTTGGCGATCGGCATGGATGCCAGGCTGGCCGGGCTGTTGGCCCCGCCGAGCACCAACATACCGCCAGGATAGTCTTTCATGTCTTCGGCGTTGGCGGCATCGCGCTTGTTGCGGCCGTTGAAGATCGATCGTATGGCCGGGGTTTCGCTCAACAGCGGATCAAGCCGCTGGCGTACCCAGCGTTTGCGCACTTCGAGTGTGGGCAATACCGTGAGCATCGGCGCCGGAGAGTGGTGCATCGTGTAACCGATCCAATTAAGCCCAACCTCGGTTTTTCCCAACTGCGCGGCGAACATCATCACGATGCGTTGCGTTGGCGATGTGCTGCTCAGTTCATCAAGGATCTCGCGCAAATACGGCGTGCGATCAGTACGCCACAGGCCAGGCTCGCCGCTGGCCTTCGCAGTGAGGATGCGGTGCTTATCCGCCCAGCGTGACACGGTGAGCCGTTCACGCGGCCGTATCGCCGCCGCCAGGGTGGCGAATAGGGCCGGGGCGGCGGGTTGGATTTGGTCCGATGTTGGCGACACGACCGATTCAACCATTGGGCTGATCAAGCTGATAATCCTTGTGCACAATTCCTGGAGTGGCGCCGCGCACCATGCACGGCTGCACCCACGTATATTGCCCTGGCCTGTACTGACGGGCATGCCCGCGACGCAGATGCACCCGAGGCGAAGACCGATCCCCTCCACGCAGTTCCCCACCTTTCTGATCATCCGAGTTCCAGGACAGATGGAGCGTCCAATACGAAAACAGCGGCTTTTTGCCTTTCTTCGTGCGCTTTTTATTTAGCCTGGTAGGCGGGTCGTGTCTTTTTAGACATGTGTTCCTGCAATTCAGCGAGGATAAAAACCCTGTTATCGCAGATAAATGATTTTCGTAGACTTGAACAACCTCATCATCATGCTTAGAGAACTTTGCGATAATAATGGGCGAATCACATTCGTACAAATAAACTCCGGCATAACATAGAACCCAGTGGTTTCGCTTTTCGCGCTTCCAACAAATGAACCGAAACTGATCCACCTGCTCGTCGTCAATTTCTGAACATAGATACCCATAGACAATCTCTCTCCCGTCATGCACCGTAGAAAACTGCTGCCAAATATCTTTGAAAGGCAGCCGGACCAACTCAGGGATCGACGTAAGAAGCATATTCGATTCTAAATCCCCGCAATCAAAACACATGGCCTTTCCGCCTATACTTAGGGTGTCTTTTTCTAACCTCTCGCCATATTCCACCCAGTGTTCTTCGCTCAAGCTTTGCCAGTAATCTTCGCTTTCTACTTTTTCTAGCAATTCACTTAGATGATTAGCCATTGCTATACCTCGTCGCATAGTTCACCCAATCCACCACGGTTCGCCACGGCACGCCACCGAGCTGGCGACCGATGGCGGCGTACGTCATGCCTTGTTCGCGCATCATTCGCGCCATTTGCACGGACGCATCGCTGCGCGTGACCTTGGGGTGCCACTCGCCAACGCGGTGGCCGGTGTGGTTGCGCTTTCCGGTTTTGCCTGTGTTCATTTCAGCGCCGTCCTGGCCCATGCGGGCACCTGTGACTGGTAGCGCATCCAACTGCCGCGCACGCGCGCGCGGTGCAGGTTGATGGTGTGAGAGGCATCAGCGCCTTCGGCCAGTGCCGACTGACACATATCCGCGCTGGCAGCGATAGCCTGGTGGTACTCCTTGTGCGCACGCTGAAAGGTTTTGTTAATCGTTGGCATTGGCTACCCCCAGCGCCTCGCGGCGGCCCAGTTCGCGATCGATGTACCAGCGTGCCTTTTCCAGGTCTTCGGTGGCATTGTTTTTCAGGTCTGCACGCCAGAGGTATTTGATGGCGTTGCCCAAGTTAAAACCCATGTGCTCGGTCACCTGAATACACTCCACGCCGCTGGGGTGGCTGGTGTAGTGCTTGGGGTGGTTGATGGGGTCGTTTCCGATAGGGCCATGTTCTTTCACGCGGCGATGTTCTCCATTTTGCGTTTGATCAAATCGGCGATTTCTTGCAGCACCTCGGCACCGGCCTCCTCAAGGGTGCGGTGGATGGCGGCGGTGTCGCCGTTGTGGGCTGCCAGTTCGCCGCTGAGGCGATCCGGCAGAGATTCGATGGCGTTTCGTAGGGTGCTGCCGAATTCGGCCAGCACGTATTCCACCTCTTTGCGGTTCAGCAGGCTGCCGGCCTTTTCATCGGCTTCCATTTGCGCTTTTTCGGCCTTCGCCTTTTGCAGCTTGTAGGTCTCCAGCTTTAAAGCGGCACCGATCTTTTCCACGCCATGCAGCGGCGGCTCCCCTGTTGCGCCAGGTTGCGTACCTGCAACGCCGCCCTGTGCGCCCTTCTCTGCCTCGATCTGCGCTTTGCGGGCCTGGTGGTGGGGTTCAGGGCTTTCTAGTGCGTGGCGACGGCGACGTGCTTTCTCCGGGTCGATCAGGCCGTTTTCGTCGGTTTGGATCCGGCCGCTTTTTATCCACCGGGACACAGTCGATTTGTTTACCCCTTCTCGCCGGGCAAATTCGCTCTGATTTATGCGCTCTGCCATGTCTTTCCCTCAAACCACGCCATTTAGTGAAAAACCACGCCGCTGACCACGGCAAAATGCCAAAAAAACCCTGTAAACCACTTATGCCACGCCAACCACGGCACTAACGCATACGCGCGAGGCGCGTTTTTGATTTGCTCGCGAGCGTGCACGCACATGCGCGCGGAGGCGTGGTTGGCGTGGTTCCAGTGGTTTATTGGCCTCGCGGCCTGTTTTGCCGTGGTCAGCGGCGTGGTTTTTGGGCTAAGTGGCGTGGTTTTCATCAGTAATCACCCGCTGCGTTTTGCTCAACAGCGCGCTCAAACGCGAAATAGCCACGGGTGAGCCATTTGTACTTTTCCTCGCCAGGGCGCTGATCGAGGTTGGGCTGGTCATGATCCTGCGGCGCAGCGGCCAGCGCCTTAGCCATGGCATCGGGACTTGGCACGACCATTTTTCGGTTCTTCCGCTTTGAGCCCTCGGCCAGAGTGGCAAGCGTTGGCAGCGACCGGCCGGCCATCCATCCGGGTTGTTTGCCGATGTACCCAATAAACTGGTTCGCCGGTCTCGGCCTGATCTCGCCGTTGACGCGACACCACCGTTCATACACTTTGTACAGTGTGCTGCCGAGCACCGGGCAAAGCGGCAACGGTTCGCCGCTCTCGCTTTCCAGTTCCAGCGCGATCCACTCCTTTACGAAACGCTCCTCACTACTAGCCGCCCGGTTGATCAGGTCAATCTTGGCGCGCGTGACCGGTGGTTTCGTCCATGGCTTGAAGTCGCCAAGGTCGCGCTGCAGCAGGTAGTGATGCAGCGCCGCAACCCCGCCGTTTGCGATTTCCTCGTTGACCAGGGAAAAATACCCATCGTCGAGTTTTGGCGGCACCCAAATCACCATGTGCCTACGATCGTCCTTCTCGAGCACCAGCGGCATGTGCTCGTTTGACAGGAACACGATGTTCATCTGGTTCTTTTCGGTGTGCGCCGCCACGTTCTTCGGGTTCACCCGTATGGTGTCGCCGGTGATGAAGCCTTTCAGACGGTTCTTGACGTGGTACATGTCCTGCCTGGCCAACACCTCATCGGCCAGGATGAATAGTTTGGCCTCGGCCCAGTCGGCATTGAATTTGTCTTCCAGCGCCTCTTGCCCAAGCACCCTGGCATATCGGCCATAGATTTCGGCATATGCCTCAAAAAATCTGCTTTTCCCAGTGCCTTGCGGGCCATGAATAACCGGCGCGGTGTGCATCTTTGCCCCACGGTGCTGCAGGGGATAGGCCAACCAATTTAGCAGCCACTCGTACACTTCCAGATCGTTTGGCTCGTTGCTGCACAGATACTCCAGCAATCCCAGCAACGCATCGCATTTTCCTTCTTTCGGCTCGGTTGGCCATCCGCCGAACAGGTTGCACTTTATTTGCGGGTCGGCCTCGGTTGGGTCAAAGCCGATTTCCGTGTCCCGAGCAACACGCCACATCGGGTGGCTACGCATCTCGTCCCACCCACTGCGCGGCAGCAGGTTGTTAACGTCTCGCTTATGCACCAGGCGCCGCTCAACTTCGTCGAACAGCACATCCCCGCCCATGCCGTAGGTTCCCCAATAGCGGCGTACACCTTCATCGGAAGTAAGGCGCGAGACCATCGCATCGCATTCCCCACCCCCCTCGGTTATGGCGCCCCGCCCCGCAGGTTGCGTTCGCCACTGCAACGCTTCAAGTTTTTCCTGTATCTGTTTAGTCACCAGGTGCAGGCCGCCGCCCTCACACTGCTGCAGATCGTTGAAATCGGTTAGCTTTTCACCCCCGCGATCAGCAGGGAACACCGGCGCAACCCAAGCCCCACCCACCTCGAGCGCCGCAGCGCTGGCCGCCTGGATGCCTGGGTTTATGGCACCGTGAGGTTCACCGCAGTGCAGGCAGGCATCACCGTCAATGCGCGTTTTTGTGCCGCACGCTTTGCAGCGTTGTACGTAATCGTCGTCCGCGCAGATCAGCAGGCGAACGCCGCGGTACCGCTCCAGCAACGCCTTGGCGACGGGTTTGAGGTTGTTGGCGTCAAAAGCCACGGCCGTGGGCAGGCCAGTGGCCTCGTGCAGTGTGGCGGCGGTTGCGTAGCCTTCGGCAACAAGGCAGACGGCACCCACTAATCCGATCAGGTGGAAGTGCCCCTGCTTGGCCAGGCCAGCAGGCCAGTATTCCTTGTTCCGGCCGGTCTTCTGTTTGCGCGGGTGGTGGCTTGGCAGAATGAACTGCAGGCCATGCACATTCCATTTGCCATCGAACATGGGCACCACAATCGCGCCACTATCTGTGTACCGAATGGCATAGGGCTTTATGCCCTTCTCAGTCAGGTAGTCAACATCAACCCCAGTGGGCGGCTTTTGGCGTGATTTCTTCCATACGGCCTCGGCCCTAACGGCAGCCCGCTTCTGCTGGCCCTCGCGTTGTGCTTTTGCCCGCTTTTTGTCCTCGCTGATCCGCTTCAGCAGCGCGGCCCGTTCTTCCCTGGATATCTGCTGATCTTTTGCCAGCTCGATTTTCTGCGCGCCGTTGTCATTGCCGTGCCATACACCGAACGATCCGACCAGGTAGTGGTTTCCCGCTGCCGACTGCCATTCATGGAGTCGATACCAGCCGCGCTTTTCCTTATCCTCAAGGGTTCTAACCCGGCGAACCCTGCCATCAGCTACGACGCCGCTATCCAGCACTAGCCCTGCGCTGGTTAGCTGCTCGATTACGCTGTCGTAATTGATCATACCTGGCAGCCACTCCATGCCTGCTGCAGCATCCAGGCCGCCAACAAGCCAGATTGGTTGCCTATGCACACCCCCCAGAACCTAGCCGAATTCCGCGGCGCTGAAACC